GCTGACTCCAGCGGCACCGCCAGCGGCTCCTCCTCTCACGCTGACTCCTGCAGCATTGCCAGTGGCTACTCCTCTCACGCTGACTCCTGCAGCACTGCCAGCGGCTCCTACTCCCACGCTGACTCCAGCGGCACTGCCTACGGCAACTCCTCTCACGCTGACTCCCACGGCACTGCCAGCTGCAACAGTTCCCACGCTGACTCCAGCGGCACTGCCAGCGGCTCCTGTTCTCACGCTGACTCCAGCGGCACTGCCAGCGGCTACTACTCCCACGCTGACTCCAGCGGCACCGCCAGCGGCTCCTCCTCTCACGCTGACTCCAGCGGCATTGCCTACGGCATCTACGCACACGCTGACTCCAGCAGCATTGCCAGTGGCAACTACTCCCACGCTGACTCCAGCGGCACCGCCAGCGGCTCCTCCTCTCACGCTGACTCCTGCAGCATTGCCTACGGCATCTACTCCCACGCTGACTCCAGCGGCACTGCCTACGGCTCCTGTTCACAAGGGCACGGCAATGGGGTTGCTCGATATACGGCCACCACCGCTGAGGGTACGGTTTCAACGGATATAAGTGGCGATGCTCAGGCCGCCCGTTACAAACTATCTGGCGTCACGACGGACGATACGCCCATGGAATTGTTTGCTGACCGCTCAAGTATGGAAATCGTAGTACCTCCGAAATCCTGTTGGCAGTTTATGGCTCAGATTGTTGCCTATGATGTTGATGACTCCTACGGCAAAGGCTGGTTCATTCGCGGAGCAATTCGTAGCAATTCGTTGGGGGCAGTGACGCCCCTCGGTACTCTCGTACAGGATACAGCCTGGGGTGATGCAGGATTGGCCACTGCCGATGCCGTGATTACGGCTGCTAACGGTGCCCTGGTCTTAACTGTCACGGGCCTTGCAGGAAAAACAATTCGTTGGACAGCCGTGATTCATACCGTGGAGGCAGCCGTCCTTGTCGTCTGATCGCATATTCCACTTTCTGGGCGGACTTCCTAGAGCGGGTAGCACTTTGTTGTGCAATATCCTCGCTCAGAATCCGCGTATGCACTGCACGCACACGTCGGGCTGCATGGATGTGATGTTTACAATCAGAAACGTGTGGAACAAGCTGATCGAGCACAAAGCCCATCCCGATGACGAAGCCCTGCGCCGCGTACTCAAAGCCACGCTCTATGCCTACTACGAGCCGATCGCCCGCCCCGTGGTGATCGACAAATGCCGGGGGTGGCTCAGTCTTATTGAGATGGCGGAATGGGCATTACAGTGTAAAGTCAAAATCCTCTGTCCGGTCCGCGATATTCGCGACGTGCTGGCCAGCTTTGAGAAACTGTGGCGAGGGCAAGCCAGTCAGGGCCAGATCGCCACTGAACAAGAAAATTACTTTGCCTTTCAGTGCGTTGAAGGCCGCGTCGAACACTGGCTCCGCGATTCGCAACCCGTTGGACTGGCGGTAAACCGTATCCGCGATGCGATTGCCAGGGGCTACCGAGATCGCATACACTTTGTGCGGTTTGAGGAGCTAACGTCGCAGCCGAAGAAAACGCTATCCGCCGTGTACGAGTTCCTCGGCGAGCAGCCCTTTGAGCACAATTTTGATAACGTCGAGCAAGTCACCCAAGAAGATGATGTCGTGCATGGTTTCAAAGGCTTGCACGATATTCGCGCCAAGGTAGAGGCCATGCCCTCGAAGTGGAAATCAGTGCTGGGCGAGTTCGCTGGCAAGTACACGCATATCAACAACACCTGGAAGTAAGATGCTCACCAAGATTCAGTGCGTGATCCAAACCTATAACGCCCCTGCTACCCGCGAGCTACAGACGTGGCTCAAGCATACGGGCGTTGATTGGCGGTACGCTGGCAGCGGCTACGAAATTGACGTGGCCAAGAACCGGGAGATCGTGCGATTCTTGAAAGAGGATGTTCCCGCAGGAAAAGAGTATATTCTGCTAATCGCCAACGACATGGTCCCCGCGCGTACGACTCGCAACATCCTTACCGAGCCTGGGCAACTGCTTTATTGCCAGTCGATGGGCAACGAGGGAAGGCTCGATCATTACGGTGATAAGCAAGTATCCGGTGCCTGTTTCCGTGCCCATAAAGACGTGTTGCAATCGTTTGGTCCGCCCTGGTTTCGCATGGGACACACGGGCGACCGAACGGCTCAAACCTACTGTGATTGCAGCTATTTCAAGGACCGCTGCCAGGAGCAGGGTTTCGATGGCCGAGAGGTTGGCAAGATTGGTCACGAACAGCGGATTATACTGCTGCCGCATCACGAAGAACCGTACAAGCGTTGGGAGGTGCTTTGGCCCTCCCACTGGAACGAACGCGAGATGTGTAATCTCGCACAACCCGCGGAGGAATCGGCAAAACCTACGTCCGAGGAGAAATAGAATGAGCGAAGTTACCCCTTTCACGCCAGTCGTCACGCCCCTTGCTCCCGCCGTGCAGGCCGCACAGCAGGTGATTCAGCAGGGCAACATGCAGTTCAGTCAGTTGGTGCGATTTTTCCAGCAGGCATACAACCAGATCTGGAAAAACCGTGAGGCCACCCCCGATGCCGTTGTGGCGGCGATGGGCACGAACGCTCTCACAGTGTTCACGGCTTCTGCTGGTTTAGCGGGCTATCTGAACAGTTTGGGAGCAACGCCCGCCTTGCCCACGACTATCGTAGAGATCAACCCCGCTACGAACGCAGTGTGGGCTTTCACGCCGGTGTTGGATGGCAGTGGGCATCCCACGGGAGCAGCAACCCTAAGCTAACTCGTATAGCACGGCGTGGAAAATCGAGCATGTCCCGAGAAATCCAATACGACTCCAGCCAGCGGCCTGTTGCCAACAACCTCTACGCGGCGATCTTCAACGCGCAGCTTCAGGTCTGGAACGGATCGACCTTTGTGGAACTGTCAACAGCCCCTTTGGCTGCGGCCTGCCTCGTGCAATTGGGCGAGCTAGGGGCAGGACCGCTCTACGCCGCTGACATGCCGGAGGGAATCGTTACGCTCGACCCAGGCCTTGCTGGCGTGTATTACTGCCAGTTTTTCGATCAAAGCTCAGCGTCAATCGCCAGCCCTGCGGTGCTTACGGCGCTGACGGCCGTGGGGGAACAGATTCTTGCATCCGACGTGACGAGCGCCCTAGCCGCTTGTGGACTCGCCCCGGTTGCCACACTGACCGTTACCAGCAATACCGGATCTGCCACGACCTTCAACGTCACCGGAATTGCCCCCTTTTGGACGGGTCCAATCATCGGCCTTACCGGCGCGAACATCGGCCAGGCGGGGAATATCACGGCCAATGTGCCAGGCTCCGGTTCCAGCCGCGTCTTGACCGTTTCCGGCCTGGCCAACGCACCCGGCGTCGGCGACACTTTCGCCGCCGTGAATTGGGCCACGGCCAAGGCTCTGGCCGCCGTCGCCACGGCCGTGGCCACCCCGCCCAACGCCAGCACTTTTACCGGCGTATTCCCGGCCAGCGTTTTGGCCAAGGCCCCTACGGGCGGATCGGTCATCAGCCAGACGCCGCCCATCGTGCCCGGCGAAATGAAAGTCTTCCAGTACGGGGCTTTCGTGCAGCCCGGCGCGGGCATCCCCCAGCAGATCGGCGTGACGGATTGCAAGGGCAACCCCATCAGCCTGGCCGGGCGGACGATCGAGATCCTGGCCACCAGCCCCGCCAATCGCCAGCACGTCCTCTGGAAGTGGACCACGGCCGACGCCTTGACGATCGTAGGCGCGAACTCCAACGTCATCCAGATCGACGCCGACAACACCAACAGCCAGACGGCCGGCGACTTCCTCTTATTCGCCTGGGACGTGACCGGCGGCACGCGCACCGCCATCCCCGAGGCCAGCGTGCGGCTAGTCGTCCTTCCCGCCCCGCAACCCCAGTAATTTTCCTTCGCCCCTTGACGCGGCAAGCGCGGCGGCCCATTTACCGAAAGGTCCGATCATGGCAAAGAAAGCATTCACCCTGGCCAAGGAACACAAGCGCCTCACCCGCCCCAACATGCCCGCCGACAGCGAGAGCGCGCGGATGTGGGCTTGGGCCACCAAGACCTACAATTTCGAGGGAGCCGACCGCCTGGCCCTCACGATGTTGTGTCATGCCTGGGAACAATACTGCGCGCTCTACAAGGGATTGAAGGGCGAGGAGAAGGCGGGCCGCGGGGAGCGGGCCAGCGATGTCAACGTCTGCAAGTGGTACGATCGGGTGTACAAGCTCATGATTTGTTTGGGCATGACGCCCAGCCAGCGGCACGCCATCGGCGCGCCGCCCACCGGCGAGCGCTTGGAGGCCCTGGAAACCCGCGGGCCGGGCGGAGCCCTGCCCGAGAGCCTGGACGACACGGAGGATCAGGAGTAAGGCCGGACGGAGCCAGCCACGGCGCAGGACGCGCCTTTGGACCGGGGCCGGGCGAGGGACCGCCCTGCCCCGGATTTTGTTGGAAACTACTTTTCATGATTGATGCCCTCACAAAATCCTGGGTCAGAAATACGGCCGATGAAAAGGCCGCCGCCGCGGGGATGAAGTTCGATCTTACCCGCGCCGCGTGGCCCTGTTGGTGGATTGGCCGCTACTGCCGCCTGTACGAAGGCAGTCATGCCGGGGAGCCGCTCGTCTTGCGCGGGGTGCACTCGCAACCGCTCTTTGCTTCTCAGGAGCCATGGGCCAAGGGCGGCAAGCGGCAGACCGTGCAGTACATCCGCGACTTCATGGAGGCCCGCGCAGCCGGCGAGCCGTGCGATTGGCAGCTTGAAGTCATGTGCCGCATCTACGGTTGGATTGCCTACGACGATCATTGGCAGGAGTGGATTCGCCGCTTCAACCGCGGCATTACTTTCGTTTCAAAAAAGAACAAGAAGGCCCTCGCGCTGGATACCTTGCTTCCCACGCCGCGCGGGTGGACAACCATCGGCGAAGTGAAAGCCGGCGGCACGCTTTTTTCTGAGGACGGCACGCAATGCCGGGTGATTGAGACGCATCCGATTGTTGTTGACGAGTATTCCTATGAAGTGACGTTCAGCAACGGCGAGAGGGCTCGTTGCAATGGCGATCATCTTTGGAAAACGACTGCGCTCCAGTGCCGGACGGGAAATAGAATCCGCGCCGGGCGAAGGAAAGTCAACGGCGATTGGACCCCTACGGCCGTGCGTGACACCTCGGCTATCGCGCATTCGCTAACTCGGCCGGACGGCGCGGCGAATCATTCCCTGGATATGCCTGCCCCCCTGGAGATCGGCGCGGTTCTTTTGCCGATTCCGCCTTACGTCCTGGGCGTATGGCTTGGTGATGGCGATTCGGACTGCGCTCGAATCACATGCCACAAGGATGATTACTCGCACTACCGCGAATCGTTCGAGCGTTGCGGGGTTGATCTGCGCCCATTGAAGATGAAACCAGGTTCAATGGCGGGCCGCGCCCGGATTCGATTGCCCGGCGCGACGCGCTATCGCAACCGCAGTCGCTGCGCGTTGAACGAAGAAAAGCTGCTGCACCGAAAACGCATTCCACCGGCCTATCTCCGCGCCTCCATCGGCCAACGAACGGAGTTGCTTCAGGGCCTGATGGATACCGATGGCTGCGCGGACAAGGCCGGAAAGAACCTCACCTATTGCACGAAGCTCCTGGGATTGTCGCAGGATGTGGGCGAGCTTCTATCGTCGCTTGGCATCAAGTGGGTCATGCGCGAATACCGCAAGGAAATCCACGGAACGGAGCGGATCTATTATTGGATTCAATTTCACGCCTTCCGCGACGACATTGAAGTCTTCACGCTCCCGCGCAAGTTGGAGCGAATGCGGAAGCGCGACCGGCTCGTCATGCGGGCGAGATCCAGGACGGTGCAGATAACCGCCATCAAAAAGATCGACCCGATACCAATGCGCTGCATTACGGTCGATTCGCCCAGCGGCATGTTTCTTTTCGGCCGCACGATGCTCCCCACCCACAACAGCCCCATGATTGCCGCCAATGGGCTCTATCTACTGTGCGGCGACGGCGAGCAGGGGCAAAAGGTCTATCTGTGCGCCACGACCGGCGACCAGGCCAAGGAGATTGCCGGCAAACATGCCGTGCAGATGGTCCTCTCCAGCCCCGAGCTATCGGCCGCCTGCCACGTCGAGCGCGGCAAAGCCATCATTCAGCACCTGGCCAGCAACAGCGTCTTGCAGCCGCTCTATTCCGGCAATGTGATTTCCCAAAAGGCCCGCGAGGGTTTGAACGGCTCCGGCCTGGTCGATGAAGCCCACGTTGTGAACGCCGATTATGTGGGCCGAATTTCCCGCATGGGCATCAGCCGCAAAGAACCGCTCTTTCTCGGTTTCAGCACGGCCGGCGACGAACAGACCACCTGGGGCTATCAGCAGTGGGATTTTGGCACGCGGAACAACGAGAGCGGCGAGGATTTGCATTTCTTTTTTCAAAGCTACGAAGGCAAGCAGACGGCCAGCGATGCCGAGATTGCCGCCCACCTCGATAGCTACATCCGCGCCGCCAACCCGGCCCTGGGCCATACCGTGCGGATCGAAGAGGTCCGCCAGGACTACGCCAATTCGGTCAAGAACGAGAAGTCGAAACGCGAGTTCTACAAGTACCGCCTGAACATTTGGGGCCAGACTAAGAACCAATGGTTGCCCGGCGATCTATGGGCAGGGAGCCGCTTGAAGCGCTGGAGCGTGCCGACCAGAAAGGGGGCCGGGGAGAAAGGGCGAAGGGGAGAAAAGCAGCCTGCCTGGGGCGCGATCTACCTGGGCTACGTGGACGAGCCGGCCGCCTTGACGCTCGTATGGCCCAGCGATACCGTCAGGATTGACCGTGCCCGCCGGCCCTCTTCCTCTCCCCTTCTCCCCTTCTCCCCTTCTCCCCTTCTCTTGCGCGCCCTGGACCAGCCCGTTCGCTGCCGAACCTACTATTGGCTCCCCCGCGGGGCCGTGGAGAACTTCGGCCATGCCTTCCCTTATGCCGCCTGGGAAGAGAGCCGCTGTTGCACCGTGTTGCCCGGCGTTGGACTTGACATGGACCGCATCGCGCGGGATATTATCCGCATCCTGGCCACTTGCGACGTGCAGGCCCTGGCCTACGACCCCGGCACGGCCGGCGTGCTCTTGGGCGCGGTTTGCGAAGCGGGCCACTACCCGCTGCAACGCTGCTTCGAGTTCCCCCGCCAGGCCCATCAAAGGTGGGCTTTTAGCGTCGCCCTGGTCGAAAGACTGCTGCGCGGCGGAAAGTTGAAGCACCGGGAGAGCGCCGCGATGGATTGGGAGATCGGCCACGCCGAGGTCAAGCCCGATCGTTTGGGCGGGGCCTACCTGGTCGAACCCGAGCGCGGCGACCGCAAGACGGTAGCCGGCCCGGCCAGTTTGCTCATGGCCCTTGATGCCATGGCCAAGGCCGAAAGATTTTACCGCAGTGAATTACATTTCGTTTGAAGAGATTGAAAATTGCAAATTGAGAATTGCAAATTTTCAATTTTCATTTTGCAATTAACAATTTGCAATCGAGAATGAGCATGGAAGCCCGAGCCGCTGTCCGCGATCTTTTCACCACGATTTCCACCGCCGACTTCTCCGGCGCGACCCTCCCTGAAGCCCGCTCCCTGGAGAACCCCATGTTCTCCTTGCAAGACCCCTCCACGTTCGAGGCTATGGGCATCGGGATGCCATCCAGCGCCGGCATCCGCGTGGACCGTCGCACGGCGATGACCCTCGATACCTGGTATCGGGCCGTGGACCTGGTGAGCGACTACGTTTCCCGCTGCCACCTGAAAGTCCGCAAGTGGATCTCCGCCGACAACTCCATGCCCGACGTGAAACACCCGGCCTACCGCCTCTTGTTTCAGGCAGCGCGCATGGACACCGGCGAGAAGGGCACGGAGTTCCTGGGCGCGCGGTACTGGAAAAAGACGATGCAGGCCCACGCCAGCAATCACGGCAACGGCTACAGCTTCATCGACCGCGATCCGCGCACCGCCCGCCCCCGCCAGCTTATTCCCCTGGCGCCCGATCGGACCTACCCGATCCGCGTCAACGGCAAGAAATACTACGTCAGTCACGTAGCCCAGGACTATATCGGCGGATCGGACGGACGCCCCGATGGCGGCGGCCAGACCGCGCATGAAACCATGGTCATTCTCCGCCCCGAGGACGTGTTTCACTTGAAGGGCCTGGGCTACGATGGCATGATGGGCTATATCACGTTCGATATGGGTGCCGAGACATTGGGGCAGGCCCTGGCCACGCGGCAATACGGCAGCAAGTATTTCGCCAACAATGCCGAGCCGCGGGTAGTGGTCGAGATGCCCGTAGGGCAGATTTGGACCATCCCCGAGCGGCAAGAATTCGTCCGCGAATTCAACACCATGCACTCCAGCGTGAACAACGCGCACCGCACGGCGATCTTGACCAACGGCGCGAAAATCTCGCCCTTCCCAACGTCGGCCGAGCAGGCGCAACTCGTCGAGAATCGCCAGATGAGCCCCCGCGAGATTGCGAATTGGCACAAGCTCCCGCCGCACAAATTGGGAGACTCGTCGCGCACGAGCTACAACAGTCTTGAGCTTGAAGAGTACGCCATGCTCAACGACTGCCTGGAGCCGTGGTTCAGTATGTGGACCGAGGAATGCGATGCCAAGCTCTTGACCGAGGAAGAGAAGCGGGGCTATACGCACTTCACCGATTTCGACCGCAACGCCCTCATTCATACCACCTTGGCGCAGAAGGCCACGGCCGACGCCCAGCTTTGCAACAACGGCTTGCGGACGGCGGACGAGTTGCGCGCCCGCGACGGCTTGCCGGCCTACGAGGACGGCATCGGCAGCATCAAGCGTTGCCCGGTGAATATCGCCATCCTCCACGCCGCCGGCAAGAAGCCCGCCGTGGAGATCATCGGCATCCCGCAGAAACAGGGCAACATGCCCGCCGCCAACGGCACGCCCAAGCCGGCTGACAAGAAGAGCCGCGAAGACACGCCGCTTGTGCCGCCCTTCGATTGCGGCCCGATCCAAGCCGTCTTGCGCGACGCCGCGGAGCGGGTCTATGCCCGACTCACCAAAACCATGGCCGCCGCCGCCCGGCATCCCGAGGATTTTGGCCAGTGGCGGACGAACAACGCCCCGCGGCACGCCGAGCCGGTCGCGAGCATTCTCCGCCCGGCGCTCAATCTCCGCGCCCTGGTTCCCGCCGCCGAAGTCAAGAACCCCGCGCCGGCCGCCGCCATCATCGACGCCTGGATTCGCTCTTGCGGCGATCCGAGCAAGTTCACCGTCGAAACCATTCTGGAGTTGATGCAATGAACGTCCTAGAAAAACTCAAAGCGGCAATCGTCCGCTTCATCGGCATTAAAGACGATCCGCACGATTGCCCCGACCCCTTGGCCGAGGCTTGCGACCCGCTGGGGGAATGCTCCGGCTGCAAACTTCTTGAGGAAGTGATTGCCGAGCGCGACGGGCTTCTTGCGAAGGCCGTCGCACCGCCGCCGGCCGCCGACAACTTCACGGCCTTGAAGTGCCGCCAGGTCAAGCCGCCGGAGCCCTTGCGCCCGCGGTACGCGATGTTCTATATCACGCTGGATTTGTTGGCCATCACGCTCCTGTACATTCTGCGAAGCACGGAAAAGACGGTCTATGAAAGCATCGGCGCGCCCTTGCCCGGCGATTCGCGGATTGTGCAGTTTGTTTGCCACCGTCAGCACATGCTGTTGGGCATCGTGCTCTACTCCAGCGCCTACGCCGAGCTTACGCCCGACGATCCGGTTCCCGTGCTCGATATTCGCGTGTCACCCATGTCGTTTGCGAAAAGAGGTTGACCGAGTTGCTTCAACCATCCTTGAATTGATTTTCCTTTCCATTATCTTCCTTTCTCCATTTTTCCGTCCGCTAATTTTTCTGTCGTCAGTTCCCGAAAGGATTCGCCATGAAATTTCAAGTTCGCGCCCAGCACTTGACCCGCCCCACCCTGAAGCGCTCCGAAGGCGGAGCCCGCCCCCGCGTGGAAGGCTATGGGGCTGTCTTCTATGATCCGGCCGACGGCGGCACGGAGTATCAGCTTTGGGACGATTGCATTGAGCGCATCGACCCGACCTGTTTCAACCGGGCATTGGCCGAGAAGCATCCGGTGCGCTCGTGCATCAATCACGATCCGAACATGATCCTGGCCCGCCTGGACGCCGGCACGCTGGAATTGCGGGTGGACAAGAAGGGCCTCTGGTATTCGGCAGAGATTCCCGATACCAGCGTGGGCAACGACTTGATTCAGAACCTGGACAACGGCAACTATGACGGCAGTTCCTTCCGTTTCGACTTGACCGGGCGGCGGTGGGAGGAAGAGAAGGTAGGCGAGCGCTGGATTGCCTACCGCTATCTCACCGATTGCACGCTCTACGAGCTCGGCCCCGTGCTCTTTCCGGCCTACGACGCCACCACGGCCGGCAAGCGCTCCCAGGAGGTTGAGGACGTGCAGGCCGAGCTTGCCGCCTGGCGACAGGCCAAGCGGAGCCTTACCGACGCCGACGACGTAGAGGTCCGCATGGCCCTCATGCGCTGCACGAGCGGCACGCTGATGTCGGACCTGTAGGAGTGCGGAGGGCGCTTGCCATGCTGGCCCATCAGGGATGGAACTTGCTCAGCCGCGCAGAGCGCTTGCGCAGGATCGAGCGGGCGCGAGTCTTTGCCGCAGTCGGCAACTCGCCTGAGGCCATTTCCGAGCATTGCGGCATCTCGCCCTTTTTGGCAACGATATTGGCCGTGACCGACGCGGAATTATTGCAGCGCGTGGAATACGAGGGCCGCAAGGAGCGGGACGAGACTTTAGCGCAGAACCGCAGGAGGCGGGAAAGGGATTCGGCTTGACATTGACCGACGGGCGCACGACGCGCCGAAGCGGATAGGCGGCCGGGCGAACGACATTGACGCTCGTAATCCTCACCTAATGCCGCTGGTTTTCGGGCGCAGCCTCCCCGCCCGGCCGATCGGTGTCAGGGAGGCGGTTTTTGTTCAAGAATTGCTGTTGACCGCGCCGAGAGAAAAGGATATTCTCCGGCCGTTTTCAGTCTGTCACCATGCACGCAAGGAAGCCTATCATGTTGTGTTTGTCGAGGGAATTGGGAGAGAGCATCGTCATCAACGAGAACGTGAAAGTCACGCTCTTAAAAAACCGCCGCGGGGGATTCATGCTTGGCATCGAGGCCCCCCGAGAAATCCCCGTCCGCCGCCAGGAGATTGAAACCCGCGATGCCAGCCATCAAGAAATCGCCTAGCATCGACACGACCCGCCTGGCGGCCCAAGTCAAGCGCCGCCAGGCGGTCTACGTCCGCAGCCGATCGGGCCGGCTGAAAGTGGTTGCCTACGTACCCTTGGAAAAGAAGATTGAGAAAGGAAAATGGGGAAAGGAAAATGAAGGACACGGAATTTCCGCCCTTTCTGCCCTTGACAGCCACTAGGGAATCTGCTAACCTCCCATAAAGCTACGCTTGCGGCACGTTTGTTGCGGGGCCTGAGTTGCCCCGCCCTTGAGCCAGGACGATTGCGGGCCGAGTTCCCCTCTTGATGCGTCCGGCCGCCGATCAGGCGTTTTGTCGTTTCCCCAAGATTTTTCAGCGCTCCGTAAAGGATTACCCATGTTGCTCAAAGAACTCCGTGAAAAACGAGCCCCCGTCGCTGTGGCCTTGCGGAGCCATATCGAGAAGGAATTCCACGCCCGCAACAAGACTTGGACCACGGAAGGCCGGTCCGAATTCGAGCGCCTGAACAAGGAAATCGACGGCCTGGACGAACAGATCCGCACCGCCGAGGCCAAGGACAAAGAGGAGCGGGCGGTGGCCGAAATCTACGCCCGCACGGCCGAGGTCGAATCGACCCCCAACAACCCGGTCAGTCCCGAGCAGGTCCGCACTACCACCCTCCGCGGCCAGGAGTGCCAGGACTTGGCGATTCGGACCTGGTGCCGCATGGGCCGCGATCGACTCCGCAACGAGATTTCCCAGCGGGAGAAGGATAATTTCGGCCAGTACCGCGCCGCCATGTACGCCTGGGGCGATCATGGCGCGGCGATCGGCGACTGCGGGCCGGACGAAATCACCGTCCGCATCGACTCCGGTTACGGCCTGGGCCGGGAAGTGTCCGGCCGCAGCATGGCCCTCACGACCGCCCAGTTCCGCGCCCGCTGGGCCGCGGAAATGCGGGCCGCCATGGGTGTCTCCGTCGATAGCCTGGGCGGCTACGCCGTGCCCGAGGGTTTCACCTATTCGCTGGAAGAGGCGTTGCGGGCTTATGGCGGCATCCGCGAACACGCCACCATCACGCGCACGGAAACCGCCAACCCCTTGCCCATGCCGACCATTGTGGACGCCACGCCGGGATCGGTGGACGCCGTATACGGCGGCGCGAACATGAACGTTGGTGAGCTTTTGGGCGAGAATAACGCCACCGATCTACAAGGGCTTTCCCCGGTTATGGGTGCCCTCATTCTCGGCGCGCAGAAGTTCTCCAGCCGCATGATTCCCGTCAGCTTCCAGCTTTTGCGGGATTCGGCTTTCCCCTTGGCCAGCTACCTGGGCAAGATGATGGGCACGCGGATCGGCCGCACCATGGCCCGCTATTGGGCGCACGGCAGCGGCCGCGGCGTGACGCCCCGCGGCATCTGCCTGGACGCCCCGGTTGCCGTCGCCACGGGCACGGCCAATCAGATCCTCTACACGGACATCATCAACCTGGAGCACGCCGTCGAGCCGTCCTATCGTGACGACGGTTTTTGCTGGCTGCTGCATGACATGATGGTCAAGCAGCTTCGCTTGATGCTCGACGGCCTGGGCCGCCCGATGTGGGTTGACCAGTATGCCGACGTGAAGGAAGGCGCTCCCAAGCGCTTTGCCGGCTACTACGTGCAGCGCGTGCAGGAAATGGCCTACGATTTCACGGGCGATTGCATCGACGGCACGACCAATCCGCAAATCATGATCGGCGGCCATATCCCGTCCTACCAGATTCGCGAAGTGCAGTCGATCCGCATCCTGCGCCTGAAGGAGCGGGCCGCGGAGCGCGACCAGGAATTGTTCCTGGCCTTCATGGAAGCCGACGGCGGCCTATTGAACGCGGGAACCTTCCCCGTCAAGGCCATGTGCAACCACGGCGGCACGCTTGGCCGCGTGCGCTTCGCCCCGCCCGCGAAGAACCGCGGCAACCTGGCGGGCCGCCCGAGCGACCTGGACGAAGGGGCCTTGGTCGATGACGACTTGAACGAAATCGACCCCAGCAACCCGCCCGCGCGGAAGGTCACGGCGGAAGCCAGGGCCGCCGCCTTGCAGGCGATCAAGGAAGCCCAGAAAAAGTAAGCCCCGCACCTTTTTCTTTCGGCAGGATGTTTTGAGGAAACCATGAACGAAGCACGGCCGCCCAGCCCCGAAAGTCCCGTTCACAACGCACTCAGGGACGGCGAGACAACGGGGCGGCGGCCCTGCCCAGAAAAGTCCGCAGAGAAGGACGCCGGGCGGATGCAAAAGCCGCCCGCCGACCGCATGTTACGACCCGGCCAGACCCGCTAACCGTTTTCTTTCGGAGTGAATTATGAAAATCCGCAACCTCATCCCCGCCACCACGCGGGTTGTCGCCATTCCCCCCGGTGCCCAGGCCGGCAGCAACACCACCGCGGCCCTGATCGACATGCAGGATTGCGAATCGATCATGCTCATCCTGGCCTATCCCACGGGCCTCAGCGCCGCCAATACGCCCGTGCTTTCCGCAACCTACGGCGATAACAGCAACGGCAGCGACCAGGCGGCCGTTCCCAACACCGCGACTACCGCCTTGACGGCAGCCGCCTCGCAGCAGAGCCTGGAGCTTGCCAAGCCCACCAAGCGCTACATCCGCCCCATCGTGACCTGCAACGGTGCCAACGAGTATTACACCGTGATTGCCATCCAGACCTTGAAGCAGCTTCCCGGCGGCCCGGAATCGCAGTGGGATGGTGTCTATGGCGACGCGCCGCAAGCGGGTTTTGGCCGCTTGCCGCTCGTGGCCCAGGACGCCACGTTCAACACCACGACCGGCACTTTTGCGGGCGGCGGATACCTGCAAACGCCGGCAGCCGCCGGCCTGGAGCTTGCCACCCTCCTGCCGAACCCCTAAGCGGCGCTGTTTGTTCGCAATTCGCAATCCAGTTTTCGGAGTGACCATGAAATCGAATCAGAAAATCGCGGCCTTGGCGGGCGTGGCAACGGCGTTGCTTATCGGTTGCTTCATGGGGGCCTATGCCCTCACGAACTATGCCACGCCCTTCCAGATCCAGCCCGTGAACGCGACGAACAACACGCAGACCGTGGCCATCGGCAGCGGTTGCACCCTGGGGGCCGACGCCGGTAGCACAATCAACCTCTCCAGCGGCACTTTGACCTTGCCGGCCTTTTCGGGCTGTTTATTCAACGGCAGTAACGGCACGGGGAATTGTTCGCTCGTCGGCTCGTCGTCGGGCCAAAAGGTGCTATCCGTCTTTGATTGCACGGGCGGCACGGCCACGGCAGCGGGATCGGCTACGGCCAGTTCCTTTGCCACCACAATCAGCGGCACGGGCGTCTTGACGCAGACCAGCACGGCCAATTTAAGCGGCCACGTTTTTGAGGCAACGCTCATCAACCAAGGCCCGTAACGCAACTTGATATTTCTCCTTTGAAAGTGGCAGGAGGAGGCCCCGGCCCAGTCCCAGACCGGGCCGGGGCTATTTTGTTGAAGGATGTTCATTCGTGGGTTTGACTTGCACAGTCACGGCGCAGACGGAACCGATTGACCTGGATATGGTCAAGCGTTTCTGCCGCTTCGTCAATCCCGCGGACACCGAAATCCTGGCCACGATTGCCGTCGCCGCCCGCGAATGGGTCGAGCAGTACCGTAGCGAGCCGCTCTGCACGGCCCAATTCCTCTGGACTATGGACAGGTTCATTAACCTCTACCTCTACCAGACTTCGCTTTATACGCAGCAAATTTGGCCCTGGTACTTGCAGAGCCAAAGCCTGATCGGCAACCGCTTGCCCAACACCTGGTACAGCTTGTGGAGCCCGGTGGGCTACACGCAGAGCATCGACGAGATCCAATACATCGACGTGGACGGGAATTGGCAAGTCTTGGACCCCTTGCAGTACATCGTCGATACCGACCCCATCCAGTGCCGCATTACCCCGGCCTTTGGTCAGTATTGGCCAGCCACGCAAATGCGGATCGAGGCCGTGAAGATCAAGCTCACCGCCGGCCGCAAAGTTGTCCCCGCCAAGTTCAAACTTGCTATCGCACAGTTGGCTGCGCACTGGA